AGCCGACCTTGCTATATATAGTGTTCCAAGGGCAACAGTGTTATGACCGGCTACCGCTTCGCGGAATTAAATTAAAACAATAATATATATTCTTTTATTCAACAATTGATAATTACAAGTCTGTCCTCACTTATGCGCGTGGGGTCAGGTGCCACGTTGGCAAACACAATTAAATGAACTAACTTCCTAATACAAAGATCTACAGGCCTATATTTTGTACTTGCAAAAACTCTGTTCTTCAACATCTCCATCGCCTGATAGTTCATCATCTCCGAAGAACACCTGGGAACATCAAACGCAATATTCCTCTCTGGGTCTTGAGCATACATATATAATACGTCCTGGGTCTTCCCTCCGGCTGTATAAAACCATCCATACCTGATTAATTCCTTCGCGAAGCTCGTCTTTCCTTCTCCTCCGTCTGAACCATAGACCCAGATGATACTCCGATCATCTGGTTCCGCCATTAAAGCCGCGTGAAGCTCAATTTGCCATGGACGGAGTTTCTGAAAATCATAACAGGAACAATATTCCTCTTTCAATTTCTTCGCCTTACATCGAAGAGCAGTATCTGGATCCTTCAATTGCATTTCTTCGGGATCCTCTTCATAAATCTCCATCGTCTTCCGCTTGTTCGAACCCTTCATGACCGGAATCCCAATTTCAGAAATTAGGGTTTCTTTACAGCAATAATCGCGATTCTGAGAATCGCTGCCTCTCGCAATTTCCCAGTGAGCTCGATTACCAAATTTCTTCTTCAATCCACCAAGACGAATTTTGTTCTTGAACGATACAAATCCCTGGAGGTGTTTCTGTCCAGTAGTTGCAGTTTCGTCGCCGACAACGAAATAGTTTAATTCGTCTTGAGAGAAGAGGGAGAGGAATGTTTCTCTCTCTATCTCAGTAGCGTAATTTAATGTAAAACAGTACCTTCTAGCCATATAAGCTTAGAGAGAGAAAGTCTCACACTTTCTAGAGAGAGAAAGTGTTCCAAGGAGGTGTGGCAAGGTCGGGTAATACTA